TGTAGCCATTAGTTACTACATACCTTTCTATGAGAGTAGGAGTTTTGCTTCTTCTTCTGTGATGCCCAGTTTTTCTAGGAGTGCTGCTTTAGCGGCTGCGACTTGGTTTTCTGCTGCTGCTTTGTCGTTTGCTTCTTTTGCTAAACGCTCGCGGTCTGCCAACTCTTGAGCAACTTCTTCAGCAGTTGGCTCGCGTTCAATAACTTTGTTTTCGCTGACATTGACTTCATAAACTATACTCATTAGTTGACTCCATATAGTAAAACTGTGCCTGTAATTGTTTGAGTTGAAGAACGAATAAAGTCCAATCTTGTAATTGCTGCAGGCGTTGCTGGAGCATAAACGCCTGTTGTTATATTGCCAAACAAACCGCCTGAGTTACTTCTACCAAAAGTTGTATAATTTATGTTATGTGTTACCGCTTCATTGGCTTGTTCAATCGTCATATAACCTTGATATCTATGTCCTGCTGACGAAGAATTGCTATCATCAACAGGGGCTAAAGTATCACTATCTCCAAAGCCAGTTGAACCAGTTGCAGTTGCATAACTTAGCGTATTGTTTGTTACTGTTATTCCTTTTGAGTAATAATCGCCACCAGAATTGTTGTTCAAACGAATATACAAATACTCTGAAGATGAATTGTGATAAAGATTCCAAACCAAATAAAGTTGTTTATAAGTAGTTGGTATAGAAGTAAATGAGATAGTGTTCGCACCACTAGGGTTTGCAGTGGATATTAAAGTCATACTACCACTAGAAACAGTTGCCCATTTCAAACCAGTCGCCTCAGCGCTGTCGGCTGTGAGGACTTGATTATTGCTACCAACAGTTAATACATCAGAGGCATCAGTGCCCGTACCTACAACCAACTGCCCTTTGGCAGCAGGGGCTGTAGCATTACTACGAGATTTAGTCATTTGTTACCTCCGAGGATTGTTTTGGTTCTTCGCCTGGATAAACATAGGTAGGGTTATTGTCATACTTCTTTGACATCTCTCCTGCCCAATACTGTCCTGATTCGGCAGACTCAAATGGTCCTACCTCATCAATCTTAACATCGTCTTGTTTGACGATTACCTTAAAGGTTTCATCTACTGTAAATGTATATGCCATAGTTGCTCCTTAGAATGAAGTGTAGATTCTGCCGTAGTCATCAGTAATTATTACTCCATTTGCATTTACGTGAACTACTCGGGCAGCACCAGTCAAGGTAGTTCCTGATGATGTATGCACAGCAGTTGGAGAAAGCGTAGTAGGTGATGATTGGATAAACACATCACTTACTGGAGTTGAACTAAACTGTAAATACAGTGTTTGGGCAGCATAAAATTTACCACTATATAACGCAACGTAACGAGAAATGTTAGTGCTATTTATGCTTGGCAAGCCATAAACTAAAGTTGGACTTGTCATTGTTGATGATGTAGTTTGATAAAAACCATTTGTGCCGACAGCAGCAAAGGTTCTTGTGCCATCATTATACAAAGCATTTACTGGCTGAGCAGCACCAAAAGAAAGGGGAGTCCAAGTGCCTGACGGAGTTGAAGCGTAAATCATATTGTTTGTTGAGTTGGTTCCACCAACTACCCAGTTAGTTCCATTCCATACTACTGTATAATATGCTGTTCCTACTGTTAAAGATTGAGATTTGCGTGTCCAAGTAGTACCATCAGTTGAATAAATAATTCCACCAGTATTATCAGTTCCACCGCCAGCACCTACAGCAACCCAAGTTGAGTTTGCATATACAACATCTCTAATTTCATTAGTAGACATATTGCTGGTACGGGCTGTCCAAGTAACACCATCTGTAGATGTTGTTATAGTTCCGCTGTTTCCTACAGCAACAAACAGTCCGTTGCCATAAGCGACTTTATTTATATCAACAGAACCAAAACCAGATGTTCTTGATGTCCAAGTCTTTCCATCTGTTGATGTGTATAGTACTCCACTACCACCAGCAGCAACATATAGGTTTGAACCATTATATGCAATAGAGTTTACGGTAGTGCTAGAACCAAAAGAAGTCTGAGCGGTCCAAGTAGTTCCAGCAGTACCCCATTTTAATCCTGTGGCTGTAGTTGAGTCAGCCAATAATACTTGACCATTAGTCCCAACTGATAGTTTTGCTGGCGTATCTGCACCAGTAGCGGTAACTAAATCACCTTTGGCATCTACCAAAGTATTGCTGATTGCGTTAGTTACGCTGAAGGCATTTACTGTCCAAACAGTGACTACGTCATTGGCAGCAAGAGCAACTAGGCCAGTAATACTGGTGCCATTATTAGCAGTATAATCAACACCGCGTTTTTGTAGCGTACCATTAATAAATACCAACTCTTGACCTACGGTATAGGAAAGAGTCTGGCTATTATCATCGTTGCCAGATAAAGATGTTTCACCACCTGATGCTGTCTTAACCCAAGTAGAGATGGATGAGGATGTACCTTGCTCACCTTTACCCGCAACGGTCTGCCACGCAGAACCGTCATATCTTTTTACTGCCATTAGTATGCCTCCATTATTACCATAGTTGTGAGGTCTGCAATTTCTGTAGATTCAGAATCAGAAGTATCATCAATCCAAATGTCGCCAGTTGTAGGTGAGGTTGGGGTTGTTGTTCCAACATAAACTCGCTTGCCTGGGTCTGCATCAGTAACTGTAATTGGCGATACCTGAATGGTGCCAGTAGTTGCTGTGCTGGTTCCCATACCAGCAAAGTCAATGTAGTCATAAGTAGCAGGTGCACCGCCATCAATCTTTACTTGGCTTCCGCCAGCAGGGGCTGCCTGCCATTCAAGTCCTGTTGCAGTAGCAGAGTTAACTGCCAATAAATATCCGTTGGTTGCAGCAACTGTCAACTGGTCGTAAGCATCTAACCCTGTACCTACTAGCAAATCTCCCTTTGCATCAAAGGCAGCAGCAACTGCAGCAGCAGCACTGGCTGCGCTTGTTGCAGCGGAGTTAGCAGAAGTTAAAGCAGATGAGGCAGATGTTGCTGCACTAGAGGCTGATGTAGCAGCAGCAGTAGCGCTGGCTGCAGCAGATGTTGCGCTAGTAGCAGCAGCAGTTGCCGAGGCAGCAGCCGAAGTAGCAGAGGTAGCAGCAGCACTCGCTGAGTTAGAAGCCGTAGTTGCATAGCCAGCAATTGTGGCTACAGAGTTAGCAGCAGTTAGAGCAGAAGCGGCAGCAGATGTAGCACTGGTTGCTGCAGCAGTAGCACTAGCAGCAGCGCTTGTGGCGCTGGTTGCTGCTGCAGTCGCAGAAGCCGCTGCAGAGGTTGCGGAGGTGGCTGCTGCTGTGGCTGAGGTAGATGCACTGTTGGCGCTAGTTAGGGCGTTAGAAGCGCTTGTAGAGGCGCTAGAGGCGCTTGTAGCGGCAGAGGCAGCACTAGTAGCAGCCGATGCTGCGCTAGTGGCTGCAGCCGTTGCTGAGCCTAGAATGCTATCTACGTAATCCTTAGGGGTAGCAGAAGATGCCACCATACCTGCTGAAGACAGACCTGTGATTACTGGTGAACCAGAGATGACTGGACTAGTCAGAGTCTTGTTAGTCAAGGTCTGAGTAGCATCATTTATTGTGACTGTACCTGTTGTGTTAGGTAGGGTGATTGTGTTGTCCTGTGTTGGGTCAACTACAGTCAAAGTAGTCTCGTGAGCATCTGCAGTAGAGCCTTCAAAAACAATACTTGCCTCGGCACTAGGAGTACCAGTCAAAGTTGGATTAGAAATTGTAGGGCTGGTTAGAGTCTTATTAGTAAGAGTCTGAGTCTTGGCTGTACCTACTACATCGCCTTCACCTGTAGCAATGCCGTGCATTGTGTGGTTATTACCACCACCATCGGTATAAGCAGCAGTAGCCTCTGCGTGTAGGTTAGCATCTCTGTAATCCCGCCCGATTGCCATATGCCGTACTACCGCACCAGCAGAATGGTCTTGCGCCGAAGAACCATCTATCGCACGGGTAATTGTAAATGTATTAGTAGATACCGCCGTGGCATCTACGATTTCTTCCAGAGCAGTATCAACATCAATTACTAATGTAAATGTTCTGCCCGCTGGAATAGTGACACCACCTAGCAGGGCTGTTCCTGATACTACTGTCATTGAAGTAGCACCAGATGTAATAGCACCTGTCAGCGTAGATTGCTGGGAGCGGGATGAGTATTGCCGTGTTGTCATTTATGTTCCTATCGGGCGCTGTAGTGAACTCGGGGAGGATACTGGTTCTGTTGCTTGCTGCGTTCTTCATTAAGACGCTGGGTATACAAAGCAAATAGTTGTCGTACTGCTGTATTGCTTGCGCCAAATGGGCGCTTAGCATCAATCTCATCAGCCTGTGGGCTGTACTGAGCAGCACGGGCTGGGTCTAGATATTGTAGTAATCGGTATGCAGCACCAAGAATAACTACATCTTTAGTAGATTCTGGTAGTCCAGTCTGTGTAGTAAAGTCTTGATTGCTTGCAGTAAATACAGATGGGCTAGTTGCATACATAACCTTAACGGTTCTGCCAGCAATAATTACATCACCAATAGTTACTGTTTGAGTATTGTTACCCCAAGTATCTACATCTGCATATGGGTCAAAGTCCCAACGCTTAACACGTATCCACTCTTTAGTAGGTCCAATATCCTGCCAAGATATAGCAAGGATGTTTTCAATGCTTAAGTTACTAAATGAATAGGTTGTAACCGCTGCATTATAAGTAAATGTAGTTTGTTTAGTAGCATAGATAGCACCACCAACTGCGTGGATGGTGTCATTAATAGCCTTCTGAATACTGTATTTAGGAAAGATAGGGCTGATAGTTACCTTTGCATCTACAGCGTGGGTAGTAGCAGTAGTACCTAAATAGCCTCGCCCATAAGGCGAGATAGTTGCAGTAGCAGCAACACGGTCAACGCTATCTATCCACAACAGTTCCTCATCAATTTCAACTACACCTTTGCCAAGGTCTTGAGCAGAACCTAGGCTAAGAATTGTCGGCGAAGAACTAGGAGAAGTAGTTGTAGTGACAGGTGATACTAAGTAAGTAGAACGGTCTTGCTGATAGGTATAGCCTGATAGATTAATCAGGACTTCATCCATCATCTGAGCCAAGGTATATGTCATATGTTTATGCTCCTCAAAGCATCAGTTGGTGAAAGGTCAGTAGTACCAGCAAGTTCATTGCAAATACCGCCCAAAGCCTTGTAATCATCTGGCTGTCTATTAGCATCAGCCTTCTTATTAAGCGCTGCAATTAGCGCCAATCCTGTAGTACCAGCGTAATCATTAGCAGCAGCAGTTGGTGCTTGATATGCCGTCAGCGCTGGATATGTCCCACCATTAGCCAAGCGATTTAACTCACTTGTAAATGAACTACCTGCTGTGCCTGTTGCCATTACTTGCCTTTCTTCTTACGCAATACTGCAGCGTTATCTACCAAATTCGGATACGGTCTGCCCGCAGCCTTTGCACGTTTCTTGGCAGCAGCCTTCTGTGCAGTAGTTAGTTTTGTAGATTTCTTTTTCGGATTCTTTTTGTCCCAAAATTGTTTCGCCATTTTAATAAGTGTTATAAACTGGGTTGACTTCTTTTGTCTGCTTAATGCCTCTGTACTTCTGAGCCTTAGTTAGTTTAGGCTTAGGAGCAATTGGCTGAATTTTCATTTGCTTGCCTTTTTTCCCAGAAAGCATTGGGTCTACAATTGGTCTCATTCCTGGGCCTGATGCTGGTGATGCCATTTTATTCTCCTACCATTTTACTTTATCAGCCCAATAGGCTGCGGACATTTTGCCCTTTGCTATGTTCTTACTATGTCTTGCTTTAAAAGAAGCACGCTTCTTCTTCATTCTGTCAGACTCTCCAGCCTTTGGTTTGCCAGCAGTCTTAGCACCTTGTTCGCCAAAGCGAATAGTCTTAACTTGGTCGCCAGATTTAGCGACTACAACGTGGCTTTTAGTTGGATGGTTAGGTGTTCTTTTAGGTTTATTAAACCCAGATACACCAGCCCTTTTAAGCCTTGGGTCCGCTTTGCTTGCCATATTCCCCATACTTTCCTAGTACTGCTCTTACTGTTCCGTTTTTATTTAACCGCACCACATAGCCATCTTTGATTTGCACAGAGTTAAACTTGCGGTGCGGTTTGTATTTGCCCGAAGACATTACTTCTTAGCCTTGCCTTTAACTTTTTTAAGGTTTGGGTTCTTCTTCTTGGCTGCTGCTGAGGCTTTCCGAGCACCAGCCGCAAGGATTGCTCCTGCACGTTCCTTTGAGATACCCTGCTTTTTGGCAATTTGTTTCTGGGCTGCCTTGAAGCCCATTCCTTTTTTTGCCTTCACTTTTTAATTCTGCCTTTTTTGTCATACTGACGATTCTGTAGTACTGCACCCCAGAACTGACCAGCATCAGATTGTGTTCTGCCCTGCTCATTCCACTGTGCATATTCTTTGGCTACATTTTGGATGTAGCGAGCAATGGTTGATTTGCTTTCACCTACACGTGTTTTGCCAGCCATAATTATTTCTTCTTCTTCTTAGCAGCCATCTTCTTTGCTGCCATCTTTTTCATACCTTTTTTCATTTCCATTTTCTTTTCGGCTTTGGACTCCATCATCTCGCCCATTTTGTAAGCCTTCTTCGCTGCCTTCTTCATTTATGCTCCTAGTTCTTTTAGTACTGCTGCTGATTTTTTATTGATGTGTTTGGCTGGTGGCATCTTGCCTGCGTCATAGGCTTTACCTAGTGTTTCACTAGCCTGAACAGCCTCCTGGATTTTACTCATCGTAGTTCCAGCAGGTTGGATACCCTGTGCTCTTGCTTCTTTATAGGCATCCAATTCTTTGTTAAATGCCTTGTTAGGCATTGCTTTCTTGCTATTTGCATCCCCTGTATTCATCTGTAAAGTTAATGCTTTGCAACCAAAGCAATCCTCAACAGGCTCGGGATGGTGCTCCCAATGTTTCATAGCGCTGTAAAGTTGTCCTCCGTAACTCCTACATCACCTGCAATTAACGCTGCCTTAGTAGCATCATCTACTGTGTAGTCATAACCACCACGGTATACCTCTGGGTAGTTCAACAAATCAGAATCTTGTGGGTATCTAATCTGTGCATACTCACCATCAGTATCTCTGACAATAGTTATGCCACGGTCTATTCTGTAAAAGTAAAATAAACGGGCACCACCAGCAGGACCTTCTAACACTGTTGGTGTTTTAAATAGCCATTCAGTCATAAGTCCTCCTAATGAACTCACCCCGAAGGGTAGGTTTCAAGGCCTACCCCGCAGAGTCAATCAACTAGAGAGCAGCGATTGAGGAACCAGAAGTAATGCGATACAACGCTTCGTCACGGTAAACTGCAAAGCCAAGTACGCCGTACCAGCCCATTGGGCGGAAGCGCATCAACTTATCAGTTACGTTACCGATAACAATGTGTGGTTCTTCAGCAACAGCCTCAGCCATTGCTTGCTGACCGCAAGCGATTGTATTGAATACACGGGTTACTGGAGTTACAGTTACAGTAGTTGTAGCGGTAACTGCAGCAGTGTTAGCAGTATCAACAGTAATTGTGGTTGTTGAACCTGAAGTTTCAATTGCAGTAATCTTGGCACCTGAAGCGATACCTGTTCCAGCAATCTTGTCGCCTACCTCTGCACGGGTTGCGATAACAGCAGAAGAAGCAACACCAAAGGTGAAGCCTGCTGATGTACCAGCAACAGTTACAGCGGTTGTAGCCAATGCAGTCTGGTCTGCACCAGTCTTAGCATTGTAAAGACGTGGGGACTCAACAAAGAATCCACCTTCGTAACGTCCAATTTCTCCAGCCCAGATGTTATCTACGGCAGGTGAAGTTTGTGCGTGAACAAAGTTCCAGCCCATATTTCCAGTTTCTGCACGAAGGTCGTGTGAAACCTCTGGGTGAATACCGAACCAGTAGTCAGAACCACGGCGGTACTTAGCCTTGTTAGCACGTAGTTTTGCAACTACCTTACGGATGTCAGCAGAGTCAATTGTGTCAGCAGCGTCTACGCCAGCGACAGAAGTTGCATCTCCTGAGAAGATGTTATTTGTACCTGAGCGTAGAGTGTTCATTGCAACAGTATCAATAGAATCAGCAAGGTTGTATGCAATGATATTTGCAATTGATGGGTCTACGTCTGCCAATGAGAACAACTCAAGAGCACGGGTTACTAGCACTGCATTACCATACTCATTAAGAGTAATGGTTACAGATGTTGGGGTTGTTAGAGAAACTGCATCTGGGTCAGTTGTCTCTGTTAGGGTTGATGTTGCCTGGTCAAGGTCAACATACTTTTGTAGAACTACGGTAGAACCTGGAAAAGCCTGCTTTGCAGGGCGCTTGTCTGCGACTGAACGAATGAGTGGTTCAGAACGTAGCGCAAACTCTAGAAGGCGGTCATATGCCTTCTGTACTAGACCAGCACCACCAACGGAACCGCCGAGTGATGTACTCGCGGTTGACGTATATTGGTTAGCCATTTTTTTGCGTCACCTCCAGTGACTATGAACGATTAGGAGTTTCGTAGTAAGTTGATTAACTCATCCATTGAATCCGCGTTTTCCATACGCGCTTCAATGTCTACGATTTTGTCTGGAGTAATTCCGCCTTGGGTTAGCACATCTTGCTGGCGTAGTGCCGCAAGATTGCTTTGCTGTTCTTCTTGATTAGCCTGTGGGTTATAACCAATTAAATCTCCGTTATCACGGAGCCAAGAGTCAATAGACTCCTCAGTGGCATCCTCTACATCTTTCAAGATAAGACGTGCAGCCTTAGCGTTTACTCCCTTTTTTGCTAGGACATCTTTGACGGTAGACTCTCGCTTTTCCTTGAGGAATCCTTCAAGTTGTTCGGAGAGTTCTTTGATGCGCTTCTCATCAGCACGTTTGGCTTTTCTTAGTTTCTTAACTAAGTCATCACCACTTAACTGATGGTCAGGTACTTCTACATCATCGTCTTCTTCATCCCAGTAGTTGTTGCTCATAGCAACCACCCTTTCTATTTGTAGTTAGTTCGTAAGCCACAGTTCTACTCAGGGGAGGGTAGGCTGGCTCTTACTATCGGTCTAATACACTGCGTGGGGCCGATGGGTCCACGTCAGGAATCTAGAATTGTCCGCCTGTTTGGCTGCTTAGTGATGTTCTTCCAGTACCACTACTGCCACCAAAAGTTGCTATTTCACGTTCTGAAAGAGCACGACGTTTACGCTGAGCAGAGGCAAGAGAGTTAAATACTTCTTGCTCTGCTTCTGCTTGACCATACTGGTCAAGAACGCCTGTATAAATTTCACTAAGTTTTGTAGCCTGTGGCAATATGTCAGCAATAGTTGCATAACCACGTTGTGCTTCAGCCTGACTGACACCTTGTGCAGCCAATTGTTCAGCCACAGTAACGCCAGCGGTAAGCCCTTGACGACCAGCAGCAACGCCAATTTCGGCTGCGCCAATCTGACGCTCAATCTTAGGCAACTGATTAGTTGGGTCAAGAACATAAGCAACCATATCTGTAACACCAATGTTGTAGTACTGACGCAACATTGCGCTAACAGCAGGGTCAGCATTTTGAACACGCTGGACTGCATTAACTACACGGCTAGATACTTCTTCTGGAGATATATCATTAGCAAGGAACTGTGTAACATAAGAATCATTATCAAATTGCTTTAAGCCATATGCTCTAAGAATCTGACGGTATCTATCTTCAAGTCCAATATATGTACCAGGGTCTAAGACAGCCAAGCCTTTCTTTAGGCGGTCTTGGTTAGCAATAAAACGTTGTTTGTATTCATCTGTATCTTGCAACTGCAGCGCAATGGTATCTTCGCTAGCACCAGAATTAATTAACTCTCTAATCTTAGGCACAAGACTAGCAAGACCATATTTAGTAAAACGGTCTGTGAGAGCAACTAAAGCGCTTTCACGCTTTTGTTTTGTAGCCAACGCATCTGCTGCTGCTTTATCTGCTGCAGCCTGTTGATTACTAGCAGACAATGCAGTAATTTGATTTTGTAAAGATTGAATAAGTGACAACAATGCAGCATTAGAACCAGAATTAGAATCTCCAGTAGGTACAGGGGTAACAACTGGATTAGGTGTGACTATAGGATTAGATGTATTATTTACTACATTGGTTCCTTTAATAACTTGCCAAGAACCATTAAGCCCACCAACCCATTTAATAATATCTCCACGGGCAATCTGCGCTTCAGTAAGAACAGGTTTTGGAATAGCAGCCTGTAAAGTAGAAATAGCATTGGCAGCCTGGACATTGGCTCCGCCACCCTGTGCTGCTGCAATAGCCTTGGCTGCTTGAGCAGCCGCTGTTAAGTCGCCAGTATTAACGGCTTGTTCTAAAGCAATAGTTCCTATTTCTATATTTTTGTTTTGAACTGTTTTTTTGCTGGCAGCAATACTTTCTTGCAAGTCAGCCAAAGGATTAGAACTAGTTGCTGGGGCTGGAGTATCATATGAATCTCCGCCACCATCTATTAACATTCTTGGGTTTACTCTAGCCATTAAAACGCCAATCCAAACTGTTTAAGGATGTTTCTTCCAATATTGTCGTAAGTATCACGGGCATTATTTGTGTACAACCATTCATCAGAACTTTTAACAACTTGCTGTACCTCCCATAATGGCATAATTTCAAAAGCACCAGTTTTAGGATTTACATATCCTGTTACTTTTTGAAATAATGGATTGTCATTGCTGATTGTGTCTACATCTTTTTCTAATAGATTAGCAATCATTTGTCTAGCAGCAGAGGTCTGCATACCAAATGACCTGCCTGCTTCTATGCCCTTGGCATAGGCAGGATAGGCAGATATAGCAAACCCTTTAAGTTCTTCTTGGATTGTTTCATCAGTTAAAGAACCATCTAGCAAACCAGTAGATACTTTGTCCCAGTAATTCTTTGGCAATATATAACCAACACCCTGGTCATCGGCGTAAGACTTAAGTGCATTAACAGTGCCTAATGCACTGCCACCAATCTTGCTACCCATTTTGCCAGAGTTAAGAATCATCAACTCTACTTGAATATCACTATCACCTTTAAGGTATGAACTTTCAAGTAAAGCCTCAATGCCTGTGTTCCAAATAAAACCTTTTGCTATAAGACGTTGCTTTTGCCCTTGCTTCCAAGCATCAAATTCTTGGGCATAAACACCAGGTTGTGTTTTTTGTTTAGTCTGACGTGACTGGGCAGTGCCTGTTAGGTTCTTATAATAATCAGTATTAAAGTATGCAAGTCTGGCTTCGGCAACATTGCCTGCAGCAAACATTGCAAAGATTGGTTTTAATTCAGGAAAGGCATTTAAAATTACTTCAGTAATACCAAGGGCCAAAGCCTCTGCTTTGCCTTGTGGATTTACATTTGGTGAGTTAAATGAATCTCCAGTACCATCAATTAATGTAGGTTCCATTATACTACCTGTGCTCCTAACCCATCAAGAAATGCTAAAAAGTCAAAACTCTTTTTCATATCTGTAGCACCAGGTTGTTCTTTCTCAATACGCTTAGGCAGTTCTGCTTCTACCTGTGCTTGGCTAAATGGTTTAGTTTGTTTACGGACAATTTTGCCCCCAACCTTTTGGGTTGTAGTCATAGTGCCTTCTTTAATCTGTGCCATATAGCGGTCAGTCTCTTGCTTTAAGAAAGCATCATCTATAGCCATATCAGTAGTCTTGCTATAAACATCACGGACAATAGCCTCAACTACATCCCTGTCCATAAGGTTAATATCTTGTAGTGGAAGATTTTCATCTCCACCCTTACCTGCACTACCAAGACCACTTAACCAATTTTTAAATGGGCTAAACTTTGTATTACCTTCAATGGTATAAGACTGAACCTGAGTTAGTGTATGGTTTCTGGCTGCATCTAAGATAGCATTGTTAAAGGCTGTTTCATCTTTAGTTTTATAATCTGTTTCAGAAAGAAAGTTCTTGTCAAACAACTGCTTACGCAATACTTCAAGGTTGCCCTTAAAATCAGTCTTAACAGACTTGATTACATTTGAACCATACTGTTGTGTAAAACCTAGACCATCTGGTGCAATCCAAATAAAGATTTCATCCCTACGGACAAACTTTCTATTTGCGCCTTTGCCCTCATAGATTTCTTTATAAAGAGTTAAGTCACCATACTGGTTAGTGCCAACCTTTAACTCGCCATTGTCTTGGCCTACATCACCAAATATTCTTTTAAGGTCTGCTATATGTTGTGCTTCTAGTTCACGGCGTTTCTTTGTAGCAGCAGCAGAAGCAGCGGCTTCTTTTTCACCACGTGTTTTTGCTGCATCAGGTGACTTATCTACCACCGACATACGCTCCTTCTATAGAAGCACCCACCACATCACGGGAGTACTTGTTTAACATAGGTACAAATATCAGACGAGTTGCTTCTTTAACCGCAGGGTCAAAGGCCAACTCTCCAAGGATTGTCATTACTTCTTCCTTCATACGTCTACGGTCATCTGTAAATGTATAAAGTTGTTTGTAGGCTGGGTTGGTTGAATAGTCAACAAAGCCTTGAACCTCATTAATTGCTAGTCGCATAGCCGCTCTAGTCTCATCTGAGATAGGAGATGCCTTGTCATCTACGGCACCTCTAATATCTCTGAACATAGTCTTTAAGTCACGACCAGAAATATTGTCATCTAATGAATCTTCTAACTCTGGATTAGAAAGAAGTAGTGATTGCTGTTCGGCATTAGCCAAAGCAATTAGACTTTGGCGCTGGTTATAGTCAGTAGCATTAGCCAACTTATCTGCTAGTGCATCATCAATTGCGTAATACTTTTCTTTGTCTCTGGCTATCTGTACTTTATTTAGATAGTCAGCAAAATCAGCACGCTCAATTAGCCCCTGAGACTCCATCCATCCATAGATGTCTGGGTTATATTCTCCAACTTTAGGGGCAAAAATAAAACCAATACCTGACTCACTGTAGTCATCAATAAAGCGTTTGTTGTTAATGGCCCAGTCTTTTAGTTCATCTGTCTTAGCAATAACAGCCTTGAAGGCTTTATTGGTTTTAGGTATGGTATAGACAGCCTTACCTGGGTTACTGCCAATAAACATAGCAATTGCTAACTCAAACGGATTGGCTACATCTGGGTCTGATTTAATGACACCTTCATAAATATCCCAGAAAGCACTGCTCCAAGTACTAATACCATTTTCTTTAATAAAGTCTGGCAGACCTTTAGCATCCTTAAGACTTGGATAGGCTGGGCTTATCATACCTATCATTGCTTGAGCAAGGGTTACATTGCCAGCAGCAGTCTTTAAGTTCTGTATATACCGTCTTTTTTCTTTGCTATCTGCACCATCTGGTAAGCCATTACCATATGCTTCTAAATAAGACATAGCCTGATATACAGCATTGCCTTTATTCTTGTTAAGGTCTGCTGGTGATAGTGCATCCCAGGCTGAGGTAGCCATCATAGGGAAGGCCATTCTTAAGGCATCTCCCACATCTGTGTTCTGCCCAATATGACCCATAGCAAACTTGTCTAGATAATTTGCCGCTTCATTTGTCCAAGGGTAAATAACATCTTCCCAGGACGGTGGCAAGAAAGCACTAACAACTGGCAGGTCACGCAAAAATCCTTTTGCTGCTGTGATGCTAAGCCCTGCAATAGGGCCAGCAAAGGCTGGCTGTCCTGCATCTGGCGCAAAGGATGGGTTAATTAGTCGGAACTTAAACGCAAAGTCGTTGAAAGAACCAACCTTATAGTCAATATTAAAGGCACTAAGTGTTTTCTGAATAGCAGTATTCATAACAATATCTGTTGGTATTGTTAAATACTCATCACCATTCTCATCTTCATACATAGAACCCATATTCTGTAGTCCATAATGTAGAAGACGTAGGCGCATTAACGCCTTTGGTGTTTCATTTGCATATAAGCGATAAACACGGCGCTGGAAATCCTCGGTGGCACGGAAGAATCGGCCTACATATCGGATAGATAGTGCAAAGTTAGAGCGGATATTTGGATTATCCACAAACTCAAGCACAGAATCAGTAGCCATATTAACTGCAATATTAGTTACAGTCTTATCAGCCATCTCATCTGCTCTATCTCTAGCAACTTTAGTATCCATAAATGGATTAGCCTCTAGCATTGCATTGTAATGACGGTCAGACAGCATCTTCTCATATGGCTTAAGTTCATCAAAGGCTTTATTAACAGCCACACGCATTGCTGGTAGGCGGAAGAAACCTGTAACCTGGCGGTCCATCATCTCAAGGACCATATCTGGGAACTTAACAAACATTTTTTCCAGTGTACCAAGGTCTTCTTTAAGATTATCTAGGTCAACTACCTTGCCATTTGAAACCAAACGGGTATTAACGTAGCCAGAAGTAGGACGCTTACCTACAGTAGCGTCATCAAACTCTTTCCAAGATAGATTGTTAGCAGCACGGGACCAAGCGTTAGCAACTGGTTTCTTTTGACGGCTTGCAGCCTTAATAACCTCTGCATATTTCTTTTGCATCAAGTTCCAAAGGTCTTCATTAAAGCCATCTGCACTGCCGTGGAAGGCAAAACGCATATCATTCAGCATACGCTCTGCGTAAATACGTGCTATCTCTGGGTCAGATACACCCTGCTGGCGGAAATATACAGTCTCACCAAAGTTAGATAGGGCTGCTTGTAGTTTCTTAGCATCCAATACATCATACAAAGCATTTACTTCATTATATGAAGCGCCCATCTGTTCCATAAGTTCATTACGTGCGCTAGAAAAGTTGCTGCTTGGCTTCATAGCGCCAAAGAAATCATCATTTCTTAGGCCATTATGCTTATAGAATACGCTTACTGGGTCAAGATAATTATCGCCAATCAACTTAATCTGGTTAAAACCAAAGCGAATAGCAAAGTTATCCCACATAGACAAGCCAAGTTCTAGTTCGCTCATCTTCTTTATCTCTTTAGGAGTATAAAGTTTTGAACGCTCTAGACCTAGAGCCTTAACAAACATAGTTAACTGGTCCACATCAAAGACGGACTCAAAGAAATCTCTATCCATCTTGCCATACACAAGGTCACGGGCAGCCATAGATGCTGTCATAGCCTCTGCATAGTTAGAGTTATTGCGTAATACGCGCTTCCAGTTTTCCCACTCTGGACCCTCTACTTTAAGAATATTCTCTACACGGGAGATAAGCGCTTCTTTAATAAAGATTGGCTGTATCTCAGACATAGGAACTTCATATCCAACTTCTTTGGATATTTTAGTTTTTAATTCTTCTACGACATCAGCAATCTGTGGCTGAGTGAGAATCTTCCGTGGGTCTAGCGGTCTACCATCTACCTTTACGCCAAGTTTATTGGCAAGGTAGTACATAGAACCCTTCCAGGGTCCAATAGCAGCGGTGCTGCCAGTGACAGCCTGCATACCTTTAATATCTTTTTGAAACTTACTAGCAGCCAAATTCAACATATCCGAAAGTGGCTTAGTCATATAATAGAAGAAGCCTTCATCTACGTTAGTTCTGATACCTAAACGTGGTGCCAATGTATAGGCTGCCCAGTTATTGTTGTAGATACCCATAGTGCGGCTCTTTGTTGCACCATTGAAAAGCAAAAGAAGATTTTTGACTGGAGTTCCCTTTTGCATTTTGTCTAAGTTGGCTCTAGAAGACAATTGATAAATCAAATCAAATGGCAATTGCTTAATACCCTTCTCTAACTGAGATGGGTTAATAGCGCCAGTAGCAGCAAGGCTAGGTGTGCCATTTAAGAAATTAACTGCTAGTGGGTGCATCTGTGATGCAATGTTGCTAGCAATTGGCATATCAGGTACTGGGGTAAAACTAGCCTGTCCCTTATATGTCTGCTGAAGAATTTCTTGAATATCATTTTCTGAAACATTTAGACGCTTCATATAAGCGTATTGCATATTACGAACAGCCGTTAATTGAATATCTAGTGGCTGGTCAACAAGCATCTGAGTTACAGCATTAGCAATATTCTTAGGCAAAACTAAGTTAGCAGTATTGCGGATATTGTCTGCAGTCTCAATGGCGTTCTCGCCAAACTTAATAGGCCCAGGTATTCTGGTAGCAGCAACTCCTAGTTTATACGCAATTCTACGAGCCTTGCTAACATCCTGTTGCAACTCAAACAAATCATTGATTGCTGGATTAAGAAGTTTATTTTCCTCATCAGCAACCTTTGTAATAATAGATAGGGCTTTTGCTGCCTCAGCATCGCCCTTTTCTAAGATTTCTCTAGTAGTTATATCTACTTCACTAGTAGGATTAAATACTGAATAGGCTACGCGGTGCATAGCAGAGGTTAAAGTTCTGGTTTTGCGGGCATAAGGTATGCCATTACGGCGGAATGAAATGCCATTGACTCTACCATTGAGCATAAGGTTGGCATCATCTACGTGAGTAAAGAACTTCTGTGCACTCTTGGCATCAAAGGTTTTGTTATTCACCAAAGTCTTAATGACTTTATCTTCATACCACTCTGGGAAATCAAACTTAATAGACTCAATAATTGAGGCTTTAGCGGTAGGAGATTCAGTCTCAGACAAAGACTTTAGACGTGGCCCAAGTTGGTCATCCCAAAGGGTCTTTACTTCTGGCTCATTAAATAGCCAAGCATAGCCTTCTTCAACACCTTTACGGTCAGATACAAATCTAAACTGCTCAGCAAGACGCTGACCCTTAGTCTTCATTGCTGCTTGTTGGAAAGCCTCACGAACACCAACGCGGATACCACCAACACCCTTAGCAACAGTCTTTGCTACGGCTGGCAATCCCAAACCATAATAAGTTAATGGGTCTATAAAGATAGTGTAGAAAGCATCAATGGCTCCAGATAGTTTTTGCTTGCCCTTGATTTCTTCACGTCTAAGAATTTCTTTTCCACGCTTGCTATCTGGTGAAATATTAGGTGGTAGAAATACTTTTGGTCGTGGGTCTAATAACCTTGAGGCTACGTTCTGCCAGTAATCACCTTCAACTACTTTGCCAACTGAGCCAAACTTTTCAACCATATCACGGCCTGGAGAAATCTGAGCATCAATCTTTAGTCCATCTTTAATGGCATTAAACTTCTCTGGCTTATCAAACATATATACAACAGCAGCCATAATTTCTGGGTCATCTGCATTGCCATATAATTCAATAGACTCACCAACAGTTCTACCTTCAGCAATACCTCTGGCTAAAGTAGTAAGTGCAACGCCATAGCGTTGCTCATAAGCATCTACCTTGTCCCATTTCCAGTTGTTCTTGCCATCATAAATATCTTTAATAATGCCAGGCGTAAAGTCTGCACGCTTAGTAACAGGAAGATTTAAGGCTTGAGCCTGGGCTGCTTCTTCTCTTTGACGTTTTAATGAGTAAGGAGTCTTAGTTGTCTTTTCCCATTTTTCTAAATTTTCAAGCGCAAACATAATTGGGCTGCCCAAAACTTTAATTGGGAAAGTAGCACCCTTTACAGCCAGGTCAAGAATTTCTCTAATAGCACCTTTTTCAGGCTCAAAGGCTCTTTGATTAGGAAAGAACAAACGAATATTTTCCTGCACCTTTGGGTCTAACTCTAAAAATTTATTACGTGCAGCAGTCTCACTTAACTTTAATAAATCTTTGCCTTTGTTATACTGCTTAGACATCTGATTTAAAAACTTAGCCTGTTGTTGATTTAGCCCAGAAATACGTGCGGCATTGTAAAGATTAGGGCTAAGTTCGGCTACAGAGGGGTCAATTATCTCTGGCACTATGAAAGACCTCTTTCAAGCATTGCCTGAAAAATTAAATCAGTTTCACCAGTAGGGTCATTCTGTGCAATCTGTCGCAACACGCTAAGAACTGTTGGTTGTGTATTAGGAAGATTAATAGCCTCTGAACCAGGACCAGCACCAAAATCAACACCAGCAGTAATAGGCTCGTTAGGACGAGCAGTAGGTGCAGTTAGTCCAGTAACAGGAACCATAGCAGTGTCATTGACCGCTGCCATAGGCGCTGCTGTTTGTTGTGAATATGTTTGCTGACCTTCACCATAAGGTAGTCCAGGAATATATGTGGCTGCTTGTCCATTCATACCGCTCTGTCCGTTCCCTCCAGTAGCAGAAATGTTCATAGGATTATTTTGTGGTGCAGTTGGTCTGTATCCGCCTTTAGCCATCAATCATCATCCTCCTCAAAATCATCTAATGGATTTTTAATTGGGTCAATAGGGTCTACTATCCAATCAGGATAACTTGACCTATCCATAGCAAATGCCATTGCAGTACCTTCATCAAATCCTGCACGAACACAAGCATCATAAACTTCTTTAGCAGCAATAGCCCAAAAATCAATCTTTACCAATACTGGTTCTTTGGTAGTTCTTCTACGCTTTGGCGTTGGCTTAGCCTTCTTGTTTACTTTTTTACGCGGTGGCATTACTACCTCCGTATTGCGGTTCTGGCACTAGCACTAGCAGTTCCGCCAGCACTTAAACTAGATAACAAAGTTTGTAGTGATGGCGCTTGAGGAGCGCCTCCTACTGGGCCACCTGCGGGAGCAGGGGACGGTTGCTCAACCATTTGTTCGGCAGCACCAGCAGGAGGTAATTCTGGGAAGACTTCTTGTACTGCGTCTTCAATAGGTACACCCTTCTGACGTGCCTTAATTACATCTGCAACTTTCTTAATAACTGCTGACGGGTCTTGACCGCCAACTGCCATTTGTGGAATTGCTTGGGTGTAAGCCTGCAAAGACTGAACTAGCGACCTACGCATTTGTTCAATCTCAATCTTTTCTTGTTCTTGCGTTACGTTAATACCAAATGGTAGTTCACGCATAGCAAGGTCTGTTGAGATTAGTCCGCCCCCAAGTGCTTGCAACATAAAAATCAAACCCTGTGCAGGGTTAAGTCCTGCCAACATTCCGTAGCGAACATCGGCTGAGTAATCCTT